TCAGTGGTAGAATGCCAGCTTCCCAAGCTGGACGTCGGGAGTTCGAATCTCCTCGCCCGCTTTGTGACGCCCGTTGACAGGAGTTGTCAGCGGGCGCCTTTCTTGCGCCCCGGCCAAGCCTTGCGGCGATCTTGCGGCCCCATCCTGGCCGTCGGTCTTGCCACGGCATGACAGGGATTGACTCCGCGAGTCTGCCGTCTGTGCAAGCGCAAGTGCAAGCGCTTGTGCAAGCCGAACGTCGTCGTCCGTACCGGTAGCGGCGCCTGCGCTCGCTACCTGCTCTGCTTCGAGTTCCCCGTCGAAGTCCGGTAGCGCGTCGATCGCGGCGCCCACGTCGAGCAGGCGCGGGTCGGTGTAGACGTTCATCGTCAACTCGAGGGAGCTGTGCCGCATCGCCGCCTGGGCCGTTCGTGGGGCGACGCCAGCCTTGCTGAGGTGCGTGCCGAACGTGTGGCGAAGGGCGTGCAGGTCGACCGTTCGCTCCCGGTCGTCCCTCTTCGGAATGCCCGCGGCCGCGAGGTCGCGGTCGAAGATCTTGATGAAGTCCCTCGGCACAGTGAACAGCGGCGTTTTGGCCGGCAGGCGCATCGGCAGCGGCTGGCCTTCCCTCCTCGCCTTGGCCTGAAGCGTGACGAGCTTCTCCGCGAGGTGTTCCCGCAGCTCGGCCACGAGATCGGTCCGCAATGGGATCTTCGCCCCACGTCCGGCCTTCTCGTCCTTGGCCAGCAGCTCGGCGTACGGCCTCGGCTCGTCCAGATCGAGCTGCCCCACTGTCAGGCTGGCCAGTTCGCCCTTCCGCAAGCCGGTCAGTACCATCATCCTGTACAGCAGGGCCCGTTCACATCCGAGCTGCTCCAACTTGGCCAGATGTTCGGGCCGTCCCTTCAGCGCTTCGCGCCCCCGCCGGGCTGCTGCCTCAAGCCCATCGAAGGTCAACTCCGCCTTCATCCACGTCCTCCGGCCTCTCCGCTGGCCCTTGGGTCTTCGCACGGTCTGGCGACCGAGCTCGGCCACGGGCCGCAGTCGGGCCGCGATGAGCAGTCTGCGAATCTCCTCCTCCGTCAATGCCCGGCGCGTCCTGCGCCGGTCGCAGCTCTCGTCGGCCGTGCACAACTTCGACAGCGGATTCGCCGCGAGCCGGTCGGTCTCGACGCACCAATTGCAGAAGGTAAGGACGGCCGAACGGTACGTGTTCCGCGTGCGAGCGCCCATCCCAGCCTTCTCCTGCCGGTTCATCCACTTCTCCATCGCCTCCCGGTGGATATCCCCGAGCTTGGCGAAGCGGCAGTCATCCACTACCCGTCTGAGTTGCCGTTCGACATGCGCCCGGTGCTTGGCCGAGACCCTCCGCCCCCGCACGGTCTTGGCCTGGAGATGCTCGAGGTAGTCGTCGATGTGCTCGGCAAGCGGTCTATCGGCGTGGCTGGCCTGGCGGTCTTGCTCGGGCGTGATGATGCCCGCCTTGATGTGCTCTGCCCGCTTGACCAGGTCGGCGAGCACCTGCCGCGCGGCCTGTTCGTCGCGACACCCCGTCGAGACCACGGCCACTTCGCCGTCAGCGTCGCGGTACTGGGCCATCCACGTCGGGCTCTGGCGGATGATCTTGATCTGCCCGTTCCGGCCGGTGGTGATGTCGTCGTAGTGCTTCCGGCCGCGCTTGTCGCGCCACATCGCGACCTTCTTGCCCCGCCGCTCGACGATCTCTGTGCCCTTCGGCAGCGGCTGCGTGTACGTTTTGCGGAATACCGTCGCCATCGCCGTCTTCCGTGTTTCCGTCCTCCCTGACCACTGAGCCTCACCCTCGCGGCCGGCTCAAGGGAATTCTGGCGGCAAACGCAAAGTCTTTTGGGAGAACGACATCCGTCATCAGCGGCGGGCTTTGCAGACGTTCGGACAGCCTGCGGCGATCCACCCGTCGATGGCCTCACGGCTCCATCGGACGAGAGACCCGAGCCTGACAGGCGGCGGGATTCGGCCGTTGTCGACCAGGCGATAGATGGTCCTTGGCGAGCAGGCCAACAGCGTGGCCACGCCCGTGACGGTGAGCATGACGGGGGCGACGGGCTGCTCCTTCTGGGGGCGAGCATCCTGCTCCTGCATTTGGCCGATCCTTCCGGGGCTGGGACCACGCTTGCCGACGGCTGCCAATCGCCGCCTTCTGTCACCCTCTACATCTGCAGCCGTCCCGGTTTTGTCGCGCCAAACGTGCGGATCGCAGGCGCAGCCTGCTGGGGAGATCGACGTGGTAGCCTGCCAACGTGCCCCCAACTCCCCCGTTGCCGTTGGCGTCAGTACTGACGCGGCGGGCGGCAGTCGCTCAGTTCACCTTCGGGGGCGGTGAGGAACACGAGCAGATGCCGGGCGTACGGGATAACCGCGTAGTGCTCCCTGACGCTGATCCGATGGTCGGTCTCGACCCAGTCCGCCATCATGCCCAGACCGGAGCCGCACTGCCATTGAGAGAAGTCGGGGGCCTCACCAAGAAAACCACGGGCATCCCGCGATCGGAATTGCCCGTACAGCCGCCAGTACGCCCCGACATTCGCGAACGCTTCCGATACCCACCCCCAACGGATGCCGAGCTTCCCCTCGTTCTCAGCGACGGAGAAGACCGCGCAGGGGAAATCGGAGAGCCTCGTCCATCTAACCATCATGCTCGTGAGCGAGATCTGGAAGTCGCGTGCCACGTAGCGGATGTCATCAAGGCTGGGCTCCTCACCGACCTCGCGATTGACAATCGGCGCCAGCAGAGACGACGGCATCAAGAGGCCGGCAGCAAATGAATCCGCCTCGAGCTCCATCACCATCTCGCAGTAGGACTCGGTGTAGCATGTATACGCTTGGCCGCCTCTCTGCAGGTGATGACGGTGGCGATCCATGAAGTAATGCCCGAGTTCATGCGCGATCGTGAACCGCACCTTGGGGCAGTGATCGCCGTCATAGTGGCAGATGCGGTCGTAACGCGTGTTGTAGGCGAGGAGAAAGCGGTCGCGCTGAGTCGCCTTCCTGCGCGGGCAGTAACTCAGCCTGCCATCGAACCTGTCACCGAGGTCGGCGCCCTTCAGGAAGATGACAGGCTCCGCCGCCGCGATGGCGAAGGGATCAATGGGGTAGTCCGAGCAGCCGAGGATCGCAGCGATTCCCTCGCCCTGGTCGTTTGCCCAGTCGCGGTGGCCCCGCAGCTCCTTCCAGGTAGGCCTATGCATTTTCGTCGTCCACGTCGTTCTCCTCCCCGTCCTCAAGCGCTTCCTCTTCCATCTCCTCCAACAGCTTCTCGATCTCCGGTGGCATCTCCTCGTTGCGGTTGCGGTAGAGGGCAAGTTCCGCAGCAGGGAGGCCCGCTTCCGCATCGTCCGTCCTGCTCACACCGTGCCCGGCCTGGGCATCGGCCAATGGCTCTTCACCGCGGACCTTGCGCAGCATGCGCTGAATCGTGGCCTCCGGCAGCGCTTCGCCCCCGATAGCGTCCAGCATGGCGTCGATCTCCTCTGGCGTCTCCGGCCTGAGCCCCCTGGGCACGATGGCCTTGAAAAGGAGTTCGTTGAGTTCTCTGTCCGTATATTCAGCCATGGTTGTGCACCTAGCGTTCTGTGCCGCTGAAGCCGCGTTCCGCGAGTTTCCGCCGAAGTGCATCCCTGCCGCGCTTTCGGTACTGCCGGATCGTTCCCGCTGGTATGCCGCCGAGGATCCTGCCCAGCTCCGCGGCTGGCATCTCCGCCGTCGCTCCCGCGTCTTCGAGCAGGACCTTTCGGTGCGCCTCCGGCAACTCCCGAAGGGCCTCTCGTAGGGCGACCAAGACCGGCGTTTCTGGGTCCTCAGGTGCTCGGGTCCCGGACTTCTTCTTTGGGGCGGCAAGGTTCTTGAGGTAGTCGTCGCTGACCTGGCGTTCCTGGCACATCGTTTTGAAGCGTCTGGTCTTCGGGCGATCCAACAACAGGTTCTTCGCGATCTTGAAGAGGTAGCTTCTCACACTGCCCTTGGAGTCATCGTACTGCTCCCGTTTCTCCCAAAGCCGCATGATGGCCTCGCAGACGATGTCCTCCGCGTCTTCTCGCGTGAGGCGGAACGGAAGCGAGAGCAGCCAGGCCTGGATCGCGGGGGCGTAGTTCCTGACGATGTCATCGTAGACTGACTCATCCCCGCAGATGATCTTGAGTGCGATGTCTTCGTGGAGATCCGTATCCGTACTTCTTGCTGTCGCGTCGTCCATCCTGGCTTACCCTTGCGTCCGCCTCGGGTCGTAAGCACATACGACTAGGCGTTACAGATAGGTCGCTCCGGTTCGGGCGGCAGACCGCCAAGAGCTGTAACGGCTAGTCGTAACTGTCAGTGAGGAGACGGTGTGGCAAGATGGTCTCGCCCCATCGATTCTACCTGAAGTCGGCTTGGCCGCAAGGGGGCGGCCAATTCGACCAACGACAAGACGGACCGACGAAGGCTGGCCGATGGGGCGCGTACACAACGTAAGCCACACGACCAAGGAGTGTTATCATGGCAGCGAAATCGCATCATGTTGTACCAGACCCGCGTGGCGGATGGAATATTCGCCGAGGCGGCGCTGATCGCATCAGCGGGCACTTCCAGACCAAGGCCGACGCCGTGGACGCCGCCAGGGAGATCAGCCGGAACCAAGGGACCGAGCTGTTCATCCACGGTCAGAACGGCCAGATCCAGGCCCGCGATAGCCACGGGAACGACCCCTTCCCGCCCAAGGGATAGCGGCCGTCCCTGAACATGCTGGCGTCGCGGGGATAGCGAGAGCCCTCGCGGTCGCCAGCGCGCCTGGGACCCGGCGGCCGTCATCATCCTGGACGACAGATTAGGCTGCGGCGAGGGCGATCGAGTCGGCTGGAACAGATCTTGACGGACCGAGCAGCCATCTAGGCAGGCGTAAGCCCGCCGGAACCTGACCATGGCAGGTTGCTTGGCGACGGTTACGTCGTAGAAAATACTGGTATGGACATGCGTTAGGTCTTGGGCGCCAGCGATGGCGCGCCATTTGCACATATGGTTCAAGGCAGGGCCACGGACCGGTCCTGTCAACCGTACAAACCTCGGCTGCCGGCATCGTAGGCCGGTGCATGGAGGCCCTCATGGCCAGCACGTTCACTCCGCATCGTATCTCCTCGCCGCTGATTCTCGAACGCCTCGATCCGAAGGTCCTCTATCGGCTGCTCAAGAAGTACCAGACGTTCTTCGCGGCCGAGAAGGTCATGCCGGTGTCGCCGGGCAAGGTCGATTACGACCGACTGGCGCTTGTTCTGGCCGTGCCCACTGAGCAGATGCCCGGCCACCTGATGGCCGACCTATTCTACTGGGACGAGGTCGCCGAGATGGGGCAGATCGAGGACCTGAACGAGATCGCCGACAGGCACGGGATCACCTATGGCGACAAGGTCACCATCGAGGAGGCGGCGCTGCTGGTGCGGATGGGCGCGCCGGAGGCCCTCGAAGACCTTCACGCCGTCTACCACGCCCACGGCCTGCTGCGGAAGAAGAAGCGTTTCTTGTCCTACTTCGCCACGGTAAAGCAGTTACCCACATGGCGCAGGCCTGCCCAGAAGGCCTTGGACTCGTTAGCGCTGGACATGGACATGTGGTACGACGCCCAGAAGAAGGGCCGGGGCACGCGCGTGTCGGTCATCGAAAAGACGGATGCCGCGTGGGTCATCGTGCGGCACGGAGGCACGTTCAAGCGCGAGAACGCTCTCGAGAACGGCGAGCCGCGGATCGTCTTCTACCGCCCGGAGGCCTACGACCTGCTCATCTACTACCACCAGCAGGGCGAGCTGGCCATCTACAACGACAGCAGGGGCGCGAAGGAGCGGCGGGCCTACTGCACGTATCTGGGCAAGAACCTGTTTGGCGACCCGGATTTCTTCGAGCGGGCTGACGCCAAGAAGTACACGTTGGAACCACTCCGCACCAAGGGCCGGGCGGCGATGGACTGCACCGAGGTACCCGGACTCGATGCGGCCCGGCTGACCCATCTCCGGTACCAGTTCAACGGGCCTAACCAGCACTGCGTGATACACAGGGCCGCGGACGTTTTCGCCGGGCTGGAGGATCTGGGCGATCAGATTCCCGAGGAGGCCGAGCTGGTGTGCATGGGCGTGAAGCTGACGCCGAAGGGCGGGCTGGGCGGCGAGAGAACCGTCAAGCTCTACGCCCCGAACGTCTCGGTCTACGACCATGAATCCGATGCGGAGTTCGCCCACCAATTCCTCGTCACCCAGGGGTTCATCCTCCCGCGGAACGGAGCCGGGCACCCGTGATCCGGTTGGACGGGTTCTGGGACTTGATCTCGTACCGGCCCGGCCTGGCGGCCGGTGCCGACGAATGGAGGCGAGCTCTCGGGGACCGTGGTTGGCGAGCTCTTCATGGGCAGCTGTTCGTCGGCGATGGGGTCGTCCGCACATGCGCTCGTTCCGATGGTCGGGCGTTCCGCGTTGTGCCCATGTCGGGGGGCGCGTACGCCCTCGTCTGCCCTGTGACCGGTAACGTCGAGCAGGTTGGCCTGGCTGAACCGGATGTCAGGGCGTTCCGGTTGAACGTCACGGCACTGCGGTCCGAGGTTGCTGAGGCCCTGGGGGTCACGCCCGATCCGCAGCCGGTGTGGGAGGCGCCTCGTGCGTTCCCGCTTGGGACATGGGCCCCCATCCCCGGTGCGAACATTCCTGCATTCATGATGTTGCCGCCAACGGCACGGCTGCTGAGGTCGGAGGTCTCCCGGCTCCTGATCGAGTGCGACCGAGGGTTCCTCCTCTTCGTACCGAAACAGCCCAAGCTGCCGAGCTCGCTTCGGGCCCAACTCGATCGTCAAGGGGCAGCGATCATTCCGCTGGCAGAGACCGTCGTATGCGACTCCGCGGGGCGATTCTCGGCGTCGTCTTCCTGGGGAACCTATCAGAACGCCTACTGCCAACGGCATATGGCTGACCAGATGGTCCCGGCGGAGCCGGAATATCAGTTCGCCAAGCGCGGGATGTGGGCACTGCGGTTCGCCGGCAAGGCCACCTATCTGGGGGGTGATCTGAAGGGCGCCGCCTTCATCCATCATCTAATCCGACATCAGGGGCAGGAAATCCATGTGATCCGCCTGATGGCCGACGTCGCCGGTGCAGAGCGCGCCCAAGCCACTGCCGAGGCGGAGGGGCTGGAGTTTGCTGCGAGCAACGGCGGCGACCTCGTGGACGAGAAGACGATCCGCGAATGTCGGGAGAGGTATGAGGAGCTTGAGGCCGAGCGGGAGGAGGCCCGTCGAGCGGGCGACAAGGCACGACTCGCGCGCATCCAGGAAGAGGTCGGGAAGATCGCGGCGTACCTGTCCAACTCACTGGGCCTCGGAGGTCGGTCTCGCAAGGCCATTGATGATGTCTCCAAGGTCCGACGGCGGATCGCCCGCGTTATCAACATCACTATCGACAAGATCGAGGAGAACGACCCCGATCTCGCTACTCACCTTCGAAACTCGATAAGGACCCATATCAACATGTGTTACGCGCCCGACCGTCCCGTGCACTGGGCGCTGGAATGAAGAAAAACCTGAAGTCACGCCCAACGTGACTTGGTCACGCCGCGTGTGACGCCCCGCCGGTGAAGAGCGAAAGCCGGCGAGGCTAAGTCACACAGCAAGGCCCGCTGAAGCGCTCCCGCCGGTGTTCTTCAGCGGGCCTTTTTCGCGCCCCCGGGCGCGGGAAAGGCGTGATCGTGAAGAACACGGCCTTCGACCGGCGGGCGGTCTCCCCGGACCGCGAAACCCTCCCTTCTCATCCCCAGCAGCAGGTCAGCCAGCCCCCAGCGGAGCAGCTGATCGACGACTACGCGCTGGAGCGGATCGACTTCCGTGTCCGGCGCCTGGCAATCCAGTTCGACCTGTCTGAAGACGAGCAAGAGGACTACCGCCACGACATGGTGGTGGAGCTGCTCTCGGCGTTCGACCGGTTCGACCCGGGCAAGGCGAAACGCGAGACGTTCGTCAATCGCGTACTGGACAAGTTCGTCAAGTACGCGACGCGCATCCGGTGCACGCACAAGCGCCGGCCGTGCGACAGCCCGCTCGGCTTCGATGACGTCACCTTGGGCTTCCAGCCCGTGGTGAACGATCCGCGCTCCGGGCAGATCGACGAGCAGGGCCGCGTGGAGCTCCGCCTGGACATGGAGGACGCATTGGCCCGCATGCCCGAGCGGCTCCAGCGGGTGTGCCGCGTGCTGATGGAGTTCGACCCCGCCGAAGCGGCCGAGCAACTGGGCATCTGTCGCCAGTCCATCTACCGCAACATCGCCGAAATCCGTCCGTACTTGGCCGCGGCAGGTCTGAAAATGCCGGGCAACAGCGCGACAGATTGACGCCAGGTGCAGATGTAGAGGGTGCCGGAAGGGAGCGAAAACCATGGACGACACCCTCTACATCGACCTGGACATCCTGAGTTGCGAGACCGCCGAGGAGTACCACGCGAAGGCGGGCGAGTTCCTCAGCAGCCACCAGCTGCTGGACTTCATCAAGTGCCCCTGGCTGCACCGGAAGAAGGCCTTGGGCATGATCGAGGAGAAGGACTCGCCCGCCTACCTCGTGGGTCGGGCGGCGCACGTCCGAATCCTGGAGGGGCGCGATGCTTACGAGGGGGCGTTCGCCCTCGGCGGGCCCACCAACCCCAAGACCGGTAAGCCGTACGGCGCCAGGACGAAGGCGTTCGCGGAATGGGCCCAGGCCCAGGGCAAGCCGGTCCTCTCCCATGACCACGTCGAGCTGATCGAGCAGATGGCCTCCGGCGTGGCCATGAACGACGAGGCCGTCGACTTGCTGCTCTACGGCCGGGCGGAGGGCGTGGTGCGGGCCGACTACTGCGGCGTGCCGTGCCAGGCGCGGATCGACTGGATTCACCCGCACCGGGGCATCGTGGACTTCAAGACGTGCGACGACCTGACCTGGTTCGAGTCCGACGCCCGTCGCTTCGGCTACCACCGGCAGATGGCCTTCTACCACGCGGTGCTGGCGCAGGCGCTCGGCGGGCTGCTCGTGCCGGTCCACCTGGTCGCGGTCGAGAAGAGGGAGCCCTTCCGTTGCGGCGTATGGCGCGTCAGCGACGACACTCTGGCCATCGCCCAGCGGGAGAACGAGGCGGCGATCCGCCGGCTGGCGGCCTGCCGCCAGACCGACCACTGGCCCACCGGCTACGAGGAGGTCCGCATCCTCGATGTGGCGTGAGCATTCCGCGCCCGGGCGGCTTGCGGCGAGTCCACCAACCGCGACGGCCGCCCGCCCGGGCGCATCTTGACGGAACCGGGGACCGGGGCCTCCGGGCCGCGATGGAGCGCGGCCTGGAGCCTCGGCCCGGCTGAACGACGTGACGAGAACCACCAGCGACGAGGAACAGCACATGACACTCATGGAGACACTGATCACCGCGACCACGCCGGCGCCGCCGAAGATGATCGTCTACGGCCAGCCGGGCGTGGGCAAGACGACGTTCGCCCGCTCGGCGAACGCGATCCTGATCGACTGCGAGAACGGCGCCGGGGCCGTGCCCGGGCTGACGCGCACGCCGTACCTCCAGACGTGGCCGGAGATGCGGAAGTGGCTTTCCGAGCTGGCCTCCACGCCGCCGGACGGCGTCCCCGCCGTGGCCGTCGACACCATCGACTGGATGGTCCAGCGGATCGTCGAGCACGTCGTCGTCGATCTCGACGACAAGTCGCCCAACGACATCACCAACACGCTCGGCACGGCGCACGGGGGCTACTTCAAGGCGCGGGAGATCGTGCAGAACATCGTCTACCGCGACGTTCTGCCGATGCTCAATGCCATCGCCGGCCACGGCATCGCGATCATCCTCCTGGCCCATGCGGCCAACACGAAGATGACCACGCCGGAGGGCTTCGACCTTCGCCTGGCCGCGCCGGACCTGCCCCACTGGATCGCCCCACCCTTCATCGAGTGGGCGGACTGCGTGCTGTACGCCGCCCGGGACGGCGAGAAGCGCATCCTCAAGACCGAGGGGTCGAACGTCATTCTCGCCAAGAACCGCTACTCCCTGCCCGCCGAGCTGGAGCTGTCGTGGCCGGCGCTGATGCGGGCCTTTACCGAGAACACCACCCACAGCAAGGAGAACTGACCCCATGGCGAACCTGAACGGATTCAACGCGAACGAAGTCGAACCGAACACCGCCCTCGACCCGCTGCCGGCGGGCAAGTACCTGGCCGCCATCACTGCCAGCGAGATGAAGCCGACCAAGGCCGGCGACGGCAGCTACCTTCAGCTCGAGTTCACCGTCGTCGACGGCGACTGCAAGGGCCGGAAGGTCTGGGACCGGCTGTGTCTGAACCACCCGAACCAGCAGACGGTCAAAATCGCCCGCGGCAACCTGTCGGCCATCTGCCGCGCGGTCGGCGTGATGCAGCCGAAGGACTCCGTGGAGCTGCACAACATCCCCCTGGTCATCACCGTCAAGCTCAAGAAGCGGGACGACACCGGCGAGCTGGCCAACGAGGTGCGCGGCTACGCGAAGAAGGAGACGGCCGCGGGCCAGCCGCAGCAGGCCCCGGCGACCGACAGCACGCCGCCCTGGAAGCGCTGAGGGCGGATCCGATGGACCTGGTCCTACCCTATCCGCCCAGCATCAACCACTACTGGCGCCGGGTCGGGCCGCGCACGCTCATCAGCCGGGAGGGCCGGGCGTTCCGCCGGGATGTTTGTGCCCTTTTGGGCGGCGGCGGGCCCCGCAAGCCGCCGGCCGACGGGCGGATCGCGCTGGCGATGGACGCCTTCCCGCCCGACCGGCGCCGGCGCGACCTGGACAACCTCCAGAAGCCCGTCCTCGACGCGCTGGAGCACGCGGGCGTGTACGAGGACGACAGCCAGATCGACCTGCTGGTCACGCGCCGGCGCCCGGTGGTCAAGCCCGGGCGCATCGAGATCCGCCTGGACGAGCTGCCCCTCAGGCGCTGTCCGCTGTGCGGCGCGCCGCTACGCCCGGAGGACAACTGACGATGGACCGACCCAAGCGCATCTACATCGCCGGGCCCATGACCGGCCTGCCCGAGCACAACTTCCCGGCTTTCCACGCGGCGGCCGAGCGTCTCCAGGAGGCCGGCTGGGAGACTGTCAATCCGGCCGAGAACTTCGGCGGGCGGACCGACCTTCCGCGCGAGAGCTACCTCCGCGCCGACATCGAGCTGCTGGCCGCGTGCGACGCCGTCGCGATGCTCCCCGGCTGGGAGGACTCGCGCGGGGCGAAGCTCGAGTACCTGATTGCCTGGGAGCTCGGCATGCCGATCTTCGACATCGCCACGCTCCAGACGATCGGGCCCAACCCCCCGGTGCCGGCCGTCAACATGCACCGCCTGACCGTCGTTCACAACGAGCAGCCCGAGCAGCCCGAGTCCGTGCTGGACGAGGCCAAACGCATCACGGGCGGCACTCGGCGAGAGGACTACGGGCACCCGGCCGACGACTTCCGCAAGACCGCGCGGATGTGGAGCGGGATCCTGGCCGGCAAGCTGCTCGACGGGGCCGAGATCACGGCGATGGACGTGCCGCTGTGCATGATCGCGGTGAAGCTGGCCCGCCAGGCCCACCGGCACAAGCGCGACAACCTGGTGGACATCGCCGGCTACGCGCGGACGGCGGCCATGGTCGCGGGGGATGAGTAGATGGCGAAGGCCAAGAGCAAGACCATGCTCGCCTTCGGCGATGTCCACATCCCGCACGCAAACGTGCGGGCCGTGGAGGTCTTCTGCCGCGCGGCCGAGCGCATCCGGCCGGACCTGCTGATCTGCTTGGGCGACCTGCTCGACTGTGGGCAGTTTTCCTCGCACCCGCCAACTCACGGCATGCCGGAGACCGACTACGAGGACGATCTGCGCCAGGCTAACGCGCTGCTCGACCGCCTCCAGGAGACCTGCGAGCGCCTGGTGATGGTCGAGGGCAACCACGAGTACCGGCTCGATCGGTGGGCGGCCGCCACGGCCGAGGGACGCGGGGCCTACTCCCTGCTCGCACCGCGCAGCCGGCTGGCTCAGGGCCGCAGCCGGTTCACGTACGTGCCGTACGGTTCGGTCGGCGGGACGTACCCGCACCACCGGGTCAACTCCCGGGTCATCGCCGTGCACGGCTGGTCGTACGCCAAGCACGCGACGAAGAACCACCTCCAGATCAGCCAGGGCAAGAGCGTCATCCACGGGCACACGCACCGCGCCGACGCCAGCATCATCCAGAACATCTGGTCCCCGGGCCGAGTGATCCAGGCCCGCAGCGCCGGCTGCCTGTGCAAGCCCATCCCGCTGTACGGCACCGGCAGGCCCGTGGAGTGGGTCAACGCGTTCATCCTGGGCTACCTCGGCCGGCGCAGCGACACGCTCTACACGATCCCGATCATGGACAACCGCTGCACCCTGCCCGACGGCGCGGAGGTCGCGGCATGACCGGAGGACTGTTCACACCGCCGAAGACCGCGCCGATCACGCTGCGGCCGTATCAGCAGGAAGCGGTCGAGGCCGTCTACGATCACCTGCGCCGGCGGGACGACAACCCGTGCGTGGTCATCCCGACGGCCGGAGGCAAGACGCCCGTGATGGCGGCCATCTGCCGCGATGCCGTGCAGCGATGGGGCGGGCGCGTGCTGATCCTGGCCCACGTGAAGGAGTTGCTCGAGCAGGCCGTCGAAAAGCTGCACACCATGGCACCCGACCTGTGGAGCCGGATCGGCGTCTATTCGGCCGGCCTCAAGAGCCGCGACACCGAGCATCCCATCATCGTGGCGGGCATCCAGAGCGTCTACCGCCGGGCGGCGGAGCTGGACCGGTTTGACCTGATCTGTATCGACGAAGCGCACATGATTCCGCCGTCCGGCGAGGGGATGTACCAGACGTTCCTGTGCGACGCGCGGGTGGTCAACCCGAACGTACGCCTCATCGGCCTGACGGCGACGCCGTTCCGCATGACCAGCGGCATGATCTGCGAGCCCGAGAACCTGCTCAACCACGTCTGCTACGAAGTCGGCGTCCGCGAGCTGATCGTGCAGGGCTACCTCTGCGCGCTCAAGACCAAGGCGGGCCGGCGGAAGGTGGACACGTCCAATCTGCACATCCGCGGCGGCGAGTTCATCGCCGGCGAGGTCGAGGCCCTGATGGATGACGACTCGCTGGTCCTCTCCGCCTGCCGCGAGATCGTCGACCACACGCGGGACCGCGGCGCGGTGCTCATCTTCGCCAGCGGTGTCAAGCACGCGCAGCACGTGCAGCGCGTCCTCGAGGGCCTCGGTTGCGAGTGCGGCTTCGTCTGCGGCGAGACGCTGCCGTTCGAGCGCGCGGAGACGCTGAAGCGTTTCCGCGACGGCGAGCTGAAGTACCTGGTCAACGTCAACGTACTGACCACCGGGTTCGACGCGCCGAACATCCACTGCGTGGCGCTGCTCCGCCCGACCAACTCGCCGGGCCTCTATTACCAGATGGTCGGTCGCGGCTTCCGGCTGCACCCGTCGAAGGACAACTGCCTGGTGCTGGACTTCGGCGGCAACATCCTGCGGCACGGGCCCGTCGATGCGCTCCAGATCAAGGACTGCGGCGGCAGCAACGGCGAGGCGCCGGCCAAGGAGTGCCCCGAGTGCCAGGCGGTGATCCACGCGGCCTACGCCGTCTGCCCTGAGTGCGGATACGAGTTCCCGCCGCCGCAGCGCCAACAGCACGATCGCCAGGCGTCCACGGCGGGCATCCTGTCCGGGGAGGTCACCGAGACCGAGTACGAGGTCACAGAGGTCTACTACAGCGTCCACGTCAAGCGGGGGGCACCCGCGGACCATCCCCGCACGCTCCGCGTCGACTACCGCTGTGGCTTCAACGACTACCACAGCGAGTGGGTCTGCTTCGAGCACACCGGCTATCCCCGCGCGAAGGCGGAGGCCTGGTGGAAGGCCCGCAGCCACGAGGACGTGCCGGAGATGATCGAGCAGGCCGTGGACATCTGCGAGGCCGGCGGGATCGCTCCCCCCCGGACCATCACCGTGCGATCCGTCACGGGCGAGAAGTACGACAGGATCGTGAAGCACCAGCTCGGGCCCATCCCGCCTCGGCTGGACGGCAGCGACGAGCGCGACGAGGCCAGCCCGGGCTTGCCCGGCTGGGTGGACGAGGACGACATCCCCTTCTGAGGGAAGACGCCATGGACGGCAAGCAACCCATCTGCCACATCATCCGCGGCCTGCCCGGTGCGGGAAAGAGCACTCGCGCCGCCCGACTGGGCTGCCTGGTGATCTCGCCCCAGGACATGTACGCCACGCGCGCCGGCGTCTACCGCTTCCGGGAGGGCCAGGACGTCGCGGCGATCGGGTGGGCGACACGCCTGGCCATTGTCGCGATGGAGGCCGGCGTGGATTTGGCGATCGCCGAAGTCCTGCCGCGCCGGGAGGACGTGGCCTACTGGGCGAACCTAGCCCGCCGGCACGGCTACCGCGTGCGGGTCACCGACCTGGACATCACGCCAGCGCTGTCCGACCGGCGCAACGTCCACGACGTGCCCCGGCCCGTGATCGATCGGATGGCCGAGGCCTGGGAGTCCTGGGACGTCGAGACGGGGGCCGTGATCTCAACCAGCAAGGAGGCATAGCAGTGACCACGACGTGTGCAATGGAATGCCCCGTTGCCGTGGATGATGAGTTCCGCAGCCTCGTACCGCCCCTCACGGACGAGGAGCGGGCCGGCCTGGAGGCGAACCTCCTGCGCGACGGGTGCATCGACCCGCTGATCGTCTGGGCCGAGCAGCGCATCCTGCTGGACGGACACAACCGCAAGGAGATCTGCGACCGCTACGGTATCGACTACCAGACGCGGGAGCTGAGCCTGCCCGGCCGAGACGAGGCCAAGCGGTGGATCATCGAGCACCAGTTCGGGCGCCGGAACCTCACGCCGTATCAGCGGGCCGAGCTCGCCCTGGCACTCAAGCCCCTGCTGGCGGCCGAAGCGAAACAGCGGCAGGGGCGTCGAACCGACCTGGGCCAGGACCTCGGTCAGAATTCTGACGGAAGTGACACGAAGCGCCAGCTCGCCAGCATTGCCGGTGTTTCCCACGATACCATCGCCCGCGCCGAGTACCTGTCCGAGCACGCCAACGAGGACACGAAGGCGGCTCTGCGGGCCGGCGAGACATCCATCCACGCCGAGTACACGCGCCTGAAGCGCCCCCACGTCGCCCACAACGCGGGCGACAACGAGTGGTACACGCCGGCCGCGTACGCCGAGCGGGCCCGCGAGGCGATGGGCGGGATCGACCTCGACCCCGCATCCAGCGAAGCGGCCAACGGCGTCGTCCGGGCCAGGCGATTTCTCACGCCCGACGACGATGGCCTGAGCCGGCCCTGGCAGGGCCGCGTGTTCATGAACCCGCCGTACGCCCAGCCGCTGATCCAGCGGTTCTGCGGGAAGCTCATCGACCACTTCCGCGCCGGCCACGTCTCCCAGGCCGTGGTGCTTGTCAACAACGCGACGGAGACCAAGTGGTTCCAGTCGCTTCTCGGCGCGGCGTCGGCCGTGTGCTTCCCGGCCGGCCGGGTGCGCTTCTGGCACCCCGAGAAGAAGGCGTCGCCGCTCCAGGGCCAGGCGGTGATCTACCTGGGCGGCGACGAGGAGGCCTTCACCGAGGCGTTCGCGGACCTGGGGAGCGTTTGCCATGTCGCGCGATAACGGGGCCAATCCGATGCGCTGGGACTGCTCGAAGCGGGGCTGCTTCAACATCATGAAGCGCCCGAAGATCGAAATGCTGGCCGACTGCCTGCCCGGCAGGATCGCCTTCACCGACATCGACGGCATCGCGGAAGTCTGCGGCAACCTGCTGCTGCTGGAATGGAAGGACCACCGGGAGATCGGCACGGGCCAACGCCTCCTGTTCGAGCGGATGACGCTGCTCTGCCCGGCCACGGTGCTGATCGTGGAGGGCGACGCGCAGGACATGTCCGTCCGCAGCGTCAGCACGGTCTCGGACGGCCTGGTCTCGCCCCCCGAACCGGCCGATCTCGGCGGCCTGCGAAGCCAGATCCGGCAGTGGCGCGACTGGGCGCTGGCGAACTCGGCGCTGCGCAACGGACAGGGGGCAACATGCAGCTGACGGGCACCACCATCGCCGATGCCGCCCGCGCCTATCTCGACGCCGGGCTGTCCGTACTCCCGGCGCGGCGGGACGTGAAGTACCCGGCCCTGCCCCTTTGGGGTCAGTACAAGGAGCGCCTGCCGACGCGGCCGGAGGTCGACGCTTGGTTCGCCAACGACCGCGACGCCCTGTGCATCGTCACCGGCGCCGTGTCGGGCAACGCGGAGATGATCGACTTCGACTACGGCGGCGAGAAGTTCGACCCGTGGTGCGAGAAGGTCCGCGCGGCCGCGCCGGGGCTGATGGAGAAGCTCGTCATCGAAGGCACGCAGTCCGGCGGATGGCACACGGCGTACCGCAACGAGGGGAAGGTCTGCGGCAGCATGAAGCTCGCCCAGCGCAAGCGCCCGGTCCGCGACGAGGAGATCACGCTCGACAAGGATGGCAGGGAGATCGTCATCCTGCACGGCAAGGAGTACGTCGTCCGCGTCGACAAGGACGGCTCGAAGTACGCGATCATCACGCTGATCGAGACGAAGGGCGATGGCGGGCTGTTCCTGTGCGATCCGACCGACGGCTACGCCCTCGTCCAGGGCGACTTCTGCGACCTACCCGTTCTGACCGCCAAGGAGCGCGACATCCTCCTGCGCTGCGCGCGGGAACTCAACGAGTACACGCCCCCCGTGGCCCCCCGTGGCCACACGTTGGCCCCTGGGGCGTCCGGGGCCGGCCGGGCGGCCGGTGGGCCAAGCGGAGGCGCTCTTCGCCCTGGCGACGACTTCAACGCCCGTGGCGATGTGCGCGCCCTGCTCGAGCAGCACGGCTGGACGCTGGTCAAGGGCGGCGAGAACGAGTACTGGCGCCGGCCCGGCAAGGAGAAGGGTACGTCGGCCACGCTCAAGGATGGCGTGTTCTACGTCTTCTCGTCCAACGCGCCGCCGTTCGACGCCGACACGCCGTATGCGCCCTTCAGCGTCTACGCGCTGCTGGAGCACGACGGCGACTTCGAGCAGGCCGCCCGGGCGCTGCGGGCGGAGGGCTACGGCGGTGACGAGCCCGACGATAGCGACGTCGATCTGTCTGGCATCCTGGCCAACCTTGAGCCGGCCCCGTCGCAGGCCCGGAGGATGTTCGTCCGTTGGTCTGACATCAAGCCCCGCCCGCCGTCTTGGCTGATCCGGGGGCTGCTGGAGCGGGACTCACTCGCACAGATCTACGGCGAGAGCGGCTCCGGTAAGACGTTCTTTGGCCTCGACGTGGCCTGCCGGCTCGCGACGGGTACGCCCTGGCGGGAGCATGCCGTCCAGCCGGCCCCCGTCTTCTACCTGGCCGGCGAAGGTCGCCAGGGCATCGGTCGGCGCTTGGCGGCATGGGCGACACACCACGGTGTCACCCCCGGGGACGCGCCGCTGTTCGTCGGACCGGCCGTGGCGGTCACTGATCCTGACCAGCTCGCCCGCGTGATGGCCGAGATCGCGGCCGAGGCCGACGGCGAGAGGCCAGGCCTGATCGTCCTCGACACGCTCGCGCGCTGTTTCGGCGGGGGCGATGAGAACTCCACCCAGGACATGAGCCAGTTCGTGTCGGCCTGCGACGCCCTGCGGGGGCGCTGGGGCTGCTGCGTCCTGGTGGTGCACCACACGGGCCTGACGGACCGAACCCGCAGCCGGGGCAACTCCGCACTTCGGGCCGCCCTCGACGCCGAGTACCGCATCAACCAGCCTGAGCGTGGGATTCTGCGGCTTACGGCCACGAAGATGAAGGATGCCGAGATCCCACCGCCGCTGTCCCTCGAGCTGGTGACCGTGGAGCTGCCCGGCATGGTCGACGAGTACGGCAACCCCGTCACCTCGGCCGCCGTGGACGTGATCGACGCCGACACATCCGCCATCGAGTCGGCCGTGAAGTCCGCGGGCCGTCCTGGCACGTGGGCGGAGATCATCCTGGGCGAGGCCGCTCGCATGTCGAGCGGGCAGTTGGAGGACCTTCGCCAGGCCTGCGTCTCCCTGGGGCTGAAGCACCGCTCCACGTGGACGAGGACGCTCGCCAAACTCCATGCCGACGGCCGGCTGATCGTGGACACGGATGAAGGCGAGTTCGCATTCCCCAATCACCCAAAATCGGAGAAATCCGTTGCGAAACCCCCCGTTGCGTAGCCGTTGCGTAGCAATTCTGTCACCCCGTTGCGTAGCCCGTTGCGTGCCCGTTGTATACGCAATGTCGAATGCAACGGTGGGAGGCAAAGCGTGTTTTCGCAGCAGGTTATGCCTGCTGATGTACGCAACGCTTACGCAACGCAATTACGCAACGCCCGGGCCGTTGCGTGTTGCGTTGCGTGGGGGGGTCTATAAGACCCCCACGCACGCAACGCGGCCCCACGCAACGCGGACTCGCCATAGGTACTCCGCGGCGAGGGCTTCTCCTGACGGCCGTGGGAACAGCCGCGCCCATGGGCAGAGTTTGTTTGCGCTGTCCGGTTTTTCGCAACTGACCCCAACGCACATGGAGGTGCAACCATGACCAAGACTTACGACGTGGAATTGCGACCCATCGACGCCATCCGGCCGTACGAGGGCAACCCGCGCGTCAACGACCAAGCCGTGGACGCCGTCGCGGCCAGCCTGAGGGAGTTCGGCTTCCGCCAGCCCATCGTGGTGGACGCCGACGGCGTGATCATCGTCGGCCACACGCGGTGGAAGGCCGCGCGGAAGCTCGGCCTGGCGAAGGTGCCCGTCCACGTGGCGAAGGACCTCTCGCCCGACCAGGCGAAGGCCTACCGCCTGGCCGACAACCAGACGAACACGCTGGCCGAATGGGACTTCGATCTGCTGCCGATCGAGTTGAAGGACCTCCAGGGCGCTGACTACGATCTAAGCCTGCTGGGCTTCGACGACAAGGAGCTGGCCAAGCTGCTCGACGGCGAGGCCACCGAGGGCCTGACCGACCCCGACGCGGTGCCCGAGCCGCCGGACGAGGCGACGACCCAACCGGGCGACCTGTGGATTCTCGGCAACCACCGCCTGCTCTGCGGCGACAGCGGGAGCGAAGCCGACGTCGACCGCCTCCTCGGCGGCGCGACGATTGACCTCGTTGTGTGCGATCCGCCCTACAACGTCCGCGTCGAGCCGCGCAGCAGCACGGCCATCGCCGCTGGCCTGAGCTCCTTCGGCGACAAGAAAGCCCAGCTGCACCACCAGGGCTTCGACCAGGCGCGGGGCGTTACCGACCCCAAAAAGGCCCGCAAGAAGATGCGGGCCAAGGACCGACCGCTGGAGAACGACTTCGTCAGCGACGAGGCCTTCGACGAGATGCTGCTGGCGTGGTTCTCGAACGCCTCCCGAGTGCTCAAGCCGGGGGGCTCGTTCTACATCTGGGGCGGCTACGCGAACCTCGGCAACTACCCGGGCCCGCTGAAGAAGGCGGGGCTCTACTTCAGCCAGGGCATCGTCTGGGACAAGCAGCACCCGGTGCTGACCCGGAAGGATCTCATGGGCGCATTCGAGATCTGCTTCTACGGCTGGAAGGAGGGCGCCGGGCACAAGTTCTACGGGCCCAACAACGCCACGGACCTCTGGCACGTCAAGAAGGTCAACCCTCAGGCGATGGTCCACTTGACCGAGAAGCCCGTCGAGCTGGCCGTGCGTTCGATCCAGTTCAGCTCCCTGCCGGGCGAGAATGTGCTGGACCTCTTCGGCGGCAGCGGCTCGACGCTGATCGGCTGCGAGCAGACGGGCCGGCGGGCGTTCCTGATGGAGTTGGACGCGCTCTACTGCGACGTGATCGTCCAGCGGTGGGAGCAGTTCACCGGCAAGAAGGCCGAGCGGGCTCAGCCATGATACGGGCGCTATCGGTTCCGGAGCCAGAGGTAGTTGTCCAGATAAACGCGAGCAGGCAGGTGGAGCTCTTGGGCATATTCGGATGCGAATCGCTGGAACTCTCGATGGGCAGGACGGCCGAGATGTTTGAGCCCCGGCCACGCCGGAAGTCGGCCCCGGCCTGCTCGCTGTTTGAGGGCGGTCGCCACAATGCGGTCCAAGGGTATCTCCGCCAGGGGTTCGATCCGTTCAAGATGGTATTCGCGCCGGAGGTAGTGATCGCAGATGCAGGCCCGCATGAAGAGGTTGATGGCCTTACGAGCAGTTCCCCAAGGTCGCACCTGAACCTGCAGCGCGGCAAGAATCCCTTCGGTTCTGTCGTCAAGCCACTGCTCATAGGCGACCGCTTGGTGGCTCGGGATGCCTCGAAGCTGGAAACCCACGAGATGGGATTGGATTGCTCGCACGACACCTCGTTCCTGGTTTCGGAGGGCGTTCCCGCCGAGTGCTCCTACCGCATTGAACTCCTGCAAGAGCCTTATGAAATCGACTTGACCGTTCATCGTCTGTCGCCCTTTGCCCTGCGCGGCCTTCGGCCGGCAATCCCGCAGCTTCGCGATCTTATAGCACGTGACTCTCGTCAGCACAACTGCGAGCGCCCCGGCCGCAGGGACCGGGGCGTCGTGGGTGGTGGGATGAGGCGCGAGCTACCTGGCCAGCTCGAACTTGCCGCGGTCGACCTTGCGGAAGCGGCTGTCATCGCCCTTCTTCTGGCACTCGCGCAAGATGGCGGCGTAGATTGTGGCCGCGGGGGTCTTGCCCTGCGTCTGCCAGTAGCCCTTGGCCAGCATCCGCTCGGCCATCTGCTTCGTGTTGAGCGGCTCGCCGGCTTCGGCCAGGACCTGCGCCGCGGCGTCCAGGCCGCTCGGCTTGCGCTGCTTGGCGGGCTTGTCGGCCTTGGGCTGGCGCTTCTTCTTCTCGGCCGCGACGGCCTGCATGGCGGAATTGACTGCGTCGGCCTTCGTGGCCTCCGTGATTCCGCCGCGCTTCTTGCGGGCCGTCGGCACCTTGACGCCCTTCGTCAGATCGCCCTTCTCGACGGCCTCGACTGTGGCAGCCACGCCTGCCTGCCGGTCAGGCAGGTCGGGCTTGGCTTTCTCGCCGGGTCCGCGCGTCTCGTGACGGAGGCGCTGGGCGCTCTTGATGCGGACCTTCTTCTTCGTCGTGATGTTCGTCGCGTCCCACCCGCCTCGCGGGTTCTCCGCGTCGATGCGGACGGTCGCCATCCGACCGGACACCTTCGCGGCGTAGAAGCCGCCCACTTTGACCTCGTCCTTCTTCATCGCTGCATCTCCTCGTGCTGGGGGCCTGCTACGAGGCCCAGTCCTTCAGGAACGCGACCCACTCGTCGCGCGTCATCGGTTCGTGCGCTTCGGTCGCCTCGTCGTCCTCGACCCGCCACAGCGATGGGTCGATCGGGTCGGCCGACACCCGGACTCGCCCGCGTGCGAGGCGATTGGCCTGCTCGATGGTCAGCGTCTGGTCCATGCGGTTCTCCTTGGCGTTCAGATGCCCAGCTCGTCGTACAGGCGGTTGAGCTGCTCTGGCCCGCCGACGAGGTCGATGAGCGTATCGGCGAACCAACGGACCTGGCGGTTGACGGCCTCGTCGTTCGTTCGGACGGATTCGAGGTGCGCCACCATCGCTGCCACGGTCTGCGGCGAGAGGTTCTCGCGGAGTGCGTCGGACAGGGAATCGACGGCCTTGTCATGCCGAACCGGCTTCTGGCCGGCGGCGTGGTCGCGGTCCCAGAACGCCAGGATCTCGTCGTCGCTGTAGCCCTTGCGGCGGAAGTACGCCAAGTCGCTGGGCGAGAACATCGGGTGGCTGGCGATGCGCTCGGCGGTTGTCGGCGCGTCGTCGTCCTGGCGTTCCGGGACGGTCACGCGGACCTTCCGGCCGGCGTGCTCCGCCTCGTACGTCTTGGGTCGTTTGCGATCCATGGTCGATCCTCCCGCTCAGCGGCTCTGTACGACGGTCAGTTGGAACGTGGTGCCGTCCTTGCACCGCACCACGACGCCGCGGTTGCGTGTCAGGACGCCGGCCTCCTCGAACGTCCGGACGCTGGCGACCTCCGGGACGATCTCCTCGTCCTGGAGCGTCTCGTACAGCATGGTTTCCATCTCGATCTCGTTCATGTTGGTCTCCTTCTGCCGGGTAGCGCCGGCTGCGCCGCCGACGTCCGGCCGTCCGGGCGCCCGCGGCGGGGCCGCCTGCCCGCCGTAGCCTCGGCGGAGGCAGGGGCCCCGCGCCGGTCAGTCCTCGAAGGTGGCGATCGCCCGCCGGTACTCGGCGACGTCGCCGTTGGTCCCGCGGTAGCCGTCGAGGTGCTGCTGGAGGTCTCGGGCGACCTTGTAGTTCTCGTTGCAGCTCCAGGCGTCGGCCAGCAGCCGGAAGGGCTTCCGGACCACGCAGGTCCGCCCGTCCTTCGTCTCGATGGCCTTCACCAGCCGGTGGAGCGGCCATCGCGGGTGATGGTCGCCGTGCCGTTGGGGCCTTCGATGTCGATCCGCGTCGTCTTCATGGCGTGCTTCTCCTACTCGGCGTGCAGTGCGATGATGGTCCGGGGCGTGTACCCGCACCGGCGGGCCTCGGCGTTGATGGCCTTGCGGACGGCGCTGCCCGGCAGGGCAGCCAGGTAGATGCCCGCCAGGCGCTTCCATCCCAGCCGCTCGATGCGGCGCCGGCCGTCGCGACCGATGGCCATCATCCACTCGTGCGTCTGGGCCTTGGGGTTCCTCGTTCTCATCGTAAGTCCTTTTTTATCCATGGCTTGCCTTCCCATTTGCCACTGACATGTTTGCTCGACCGGCGGCACATGGGAAGGCAATTCCGGCCCCCGCCGCCAGAATCTCCCGCCCGTAACTGGCGCACATATCGCCGCTTACGACATGTGGCGGAGATTCTCGCCGGAATGTGCCGCTCCGGTGGCAGGAGGACATGCCCATGAGCGAGACGGGGCCCAGCCTGACGGCGCTGACCGTCGCCCAGGCCGCCAAGGTGCTCAGCGCCGCCGGCGGGCGGCGGATCACCGAGGAGATGCTCCGCGCGGACATCGACGCCGGCGCGCCGGTCAACGCCGACGGCACGCTCAACCTGGTGCACTACACGGCCTGGCTCGTGCGGGAGGTAGCCGGTGGCGATTGACCCGCGCCAACTCCGCCCGTCGATGCTGACGCGGATGCTGAACTCCACGCCGTTGGGCGAGGTGATCAGCGAACGGCAGTTGCGCCGCCATCGGAACCGGGCCGGCTACCGCATCGGCGACGAGAAGCACGTGGATCTGTTCCGCTACGCCGCCTGGCTGGCGTGGCTGCGCCACGATCCCGCGCCCGCGAAGGAGCCGGCCGACTACGAGGCGATGAAGGAGGCCGCCCGCGCACGCAACGCTGAGCTGTCGGCCATCGGCCGGGATATCGGCGACATCCCCGAGGTGATCGACTTGGAGCGGAAGGCGCAGGCCGAGATGGACTTCCGGTTCTTCTGCGAGGCCTACTTCCCGCAGACGTTCAGCCTGCCGTGGTCCGACGACCACCTGAAGGTGATCGCCAAGATCGAGCAGGCGGTCCTCCGCGGCGGGCTGTTCGCCATGGCCATGCCGCGTGGCAGCGGCAAGACAACGCTGGCCGAGACGGCCTGCATCTGGGCGATGCTGACCGGGGCGCGGGAGTTCGTCTGCCTGATCGGCTCGGACGCCGGGCACGCCCGGAGCATGCTCGAGAGCGTCAAGGTCGAGTTCGAGACCAACGACCGGCTCCTGGATGACTACCCCGAAGCGGTCTACCCGATCCACCGGCTGGAGCGCATCCACAACCGGGCCAAGGGCCAGCTCTGCAACGGCCAGCACACGCGGATCGTCTGGACGGCCGACGAGATCGTCCTGCCGACGATCCCGGACTCCAAGGCGTCCGGCGCGATCATCCGCGTGGCCGGCATTGAGAGCCGCATCCGCGGCATGAAGTTCAAGCGCGCCGACGGCCGGGCCGTCCGCCCGTCCCTGGTAGTGCTTGACGATCCACAGACCGACGAGTCGGCTCGCAGCGATCAGCAGGTCCGCTCCAGGATGGAGACGCTCAACGGCGCGATCCTGAACCTCGCCGGGCCGGGCCAGAAGATCTCCGGCATCATGCCCTGCACGGTCATTCGTCCGGGCGACATGGCCGACCAGATCCTCGACCGCGACAGGCACCCGGCGTGGCAGGGCGAACGGACGAAACTGGTCTACGCCTTCCCCGCGAACGAGAAGCTCTGGGAGCGGTACGTCCAGATCCGGGCCGACAGCTTTCGCAACGACGGCGACGGCCACGAGGCCACGGAGTTCTACCGTCTGCACCGCGAGGAGATGGATGCCGGCGCCGTCGTGGCCTGGCCGGAGCGGCACAACGAGGACGAACTCTCGGCCATCCAGCACGCGATGAATCTCAAGCTCCAGGATGAGCGGGCGTTCTGGGCCGAGTACCAGAACGAACCGCTGCCGGAGGACGAGGGGGACCCGGACCAGCTTCCGGCCGACGAGATCGCGGCCAAGGTGAACGGCCACGGGCGCGGGGAGGTGCCTATCGGGGCGAGCCACCTGACGATGTTCATCGACGTGCAGGGCAAGGTGCTGTTCCACGTTGTGGTCGCCTGGGAGGACGACTTCACCGGCTACGTTGTCGATTACGGCACGTACCCCGACCAGCGGCGGGCGTACTTCACGCTGCGCGACGCCCAGAAGACACTGGGCCGGGCCGCGCCCGGGGCCGGCCTGGAAGGCTCGATCTACGCCGGGCTGGAGAAGCTCACGGGCGACTACCTGTCCCGCCGCTGGCGGCGCGACGACGGCGCGGAGATGCAGATCGAGCGCTGCTTGATCGACGCCAACTGGGGCCAGTCCACCGACGTGGTCTACCAGTTCTGCCGGCAGAGCGGGCGCTCGGCCATCGTGATGCCCAGCCACGGGCGCTACGTTGGGGCCTCCAGCGTGCCCTTCAGCGAGTACAAGCGGAAGCGAGGCGAGCGGATCGGCCACCACTGGCGCATCCCGAACACCCAGGGCCGGCGGCAGGTGCGCCATGTGCTGATCGACACGAACTACTGGAAGAGCTTCGTCCACGCGCGCCTGGCCGTGGCCATGGGCGACCCGGGCTGCCTGTCGCTGTTCGGCCGCAAGCCGGCTGAGCACCAGCTCCTGGCGGAGCACCTCACCGCCGAGTACCGCGTGCGGACCGAGGCGCGAGGGCGGGTGGTCGACGAGTGGAAGCTCCGAGCCGGCAGCCCGGACAACCACTGGCTGGACTGCCTGGTCGGCTGCGCCGTCGCGGCCTCCATCCAGGGGGCCGTGTTGCCGGGCACGGACCTCAAGGCGCCTCCGGCACGACCACGGATGAAGCTATCGGAGATTCAGCGGGCGCATCGGGGGTGAGATTCCGGGGATTCAGCGCGACAAAAACGGCCCGACTGCAGATGTAGAGGGTGCAGGAAGGGAGACCGTTCTCGTGGCTGAAGACCTGGACAACGCGATCAAGCAAAACGCCGAAGGCCCCGCCCGGGCCAGCGCGGACGGCGTGTCGGTGCAGCAGCACAAGATCACCGACCAGATCGCCGCCGACAAGCACCTGGCCAGCAAGAACGCCGCAGCCGGCAAGGGCCTCGGCGTTAAGCTCGTGAAGCTCTCGCCCGGAGGGACGGTCTGATGTGGCCGTTCGGCAAGCGGAAGTCCCGCAAGGCACGACGGGTCGCCAGGATCATCCGGGCCAGGTACGACGCTGCCACGACGAACGCTGAGAACGCCCGGCACTGGGCGAACGCCGACGGGCTGTCGGCCGATGCGGCCGCCAACGCCAACGTTCGGCGGATCCTCCGCAACCGCAGCCGTTACGAGGTCGCCAACAACTCCTACGCTAAGGGGACCGTCCTGACGCTGGCCAACGACGTCGTCGGGACCGGGCCGCGGCTTCAGGTACTGACCGATGATCCCGAAGCCAACCGGATCGTTGAGCAGGCCTTCTCCGGGTGGGCATCGGTGGTGGGACTGGATGAGAAGTTGCGGACCATGAGGATGGCGAAGGCAACGGACGGCGAGACCTTCGCGATTCTGACCAGCAACCCGAAGCTGCCGGCGCGGGTGACGCTCGACCTGCGACTGGTTGAGGCCGACCAGGTCGTGACCCCACTGCCCCTCGTGGGGCTGTCAAGCGAGGTGGACGGCATCTCGTTCGATCCGTTCGGCAACCCCGTGGCTTACACCGTGCTCAGGAAGCACCCCGGGGGCAACCGGATCGGCGGCGCCCTGGCGTACGACCGCATCCCTGCCGATTCGGTGATCCACTGGTTTCGGGCCGACCGGCCGGGGCAGCACCGCGGCATTCCCGAAATCACACCGGCGCTGCCGCTGTTCGCCCAGCTCCGGCGTTACACGTTGGCGGTGCTCGGAGCGGCCGAAACGGCCGCGGACTTCGCGGCGGTGCTGTTCACGGATGCTCCGGCCAGCGGGGAAGCCGCGGCCGTCGAGCCCATGGACGTGGTCGAGCTGGAGAAGCGCATGGCCACGGTGCTGCCCGACGGCTGGAAGCTCGGGCAGATCAAGGCGGAACAGCCGGGCACGACCTACGGCGAGTTCAAGCGGGAGATCCTCGGCGAAATCGCCCGCTGCCTGCTCGTGCCGATCAACGTCGTCACGGGCGATTCCAGCCGCCACAACTACGCCTCCGGCCGGCTGGACCACCAGACGTACTTCAAGAGCATCCGGGTCCAGCAGTCCCATCTCAACGAGGTGGTGATGGATCGCATTCTCTCGGCCTGGCTGGCCGAGGCGATGCTGCTGACGGATCTCTCCTTCCTTCGCGGCCTCGGCGAGATCCCCCATCAGTGGTTTTGGGACGGCATGGAGCACGTGGATCCGGCGAAGGAGGCACTGGCCCAGGAGAAGCGGCTGAAGAACAACACGACCACGCTGGCGGATGAGTACGCCAAGCAGGGCAAGGACTGGGAGACGCAGCTTCGCCAGCGGGCGAAGGAAAAGCAGCTCATGGCCGAGCTCGGCCTGACGGAGGCCGAGGCGGCACCGCGGCGCACGAAGGAAGGAAACGAGGTGGATCGTGCCGCTGCTTGAGAAGCGCCAGGGCGAAGGCCACGGGCAGTTCGTCAAGCGGTGCATGGGTGACGACGTGATGGTTCGCGAGTTTCCCGACGCCGAGCAGCGCCGGGCCGTGTGCGAGAGACAGTGGGAAGGAGCCCAAGCGATGTCCACGGAGAAGATCGAGTACCTGACGATGATGGCCACGCCGACGATCGAGGCCGCCGGCGGCGAGGGGGATGACCTGCCGAGCTTCAACATGGTCGCCTACACGGGCGGGACGATGCGCATCACGGGCTTTCCCCACCCGGTCGTCGTGGACCTCAGCGGCCTGGAGATCCCCAGCCAGAACCTGCCCATCCGGCTGGACCACGAGCGCCGCCAGGGCGTGGGACACACCCGGCGCATCGTCGTCGAGAACGGCACGCTCGTGGCCGAGGGCCTCATCAGCCGGGACACGTCCTGGGCTCGCGACGTCGCTCGCAGCGGCGCGAAGGGCTTCCCCTGGCAGGCGTCGATCGGCGCGCAGGTGGTCGAGGCCGAGTTCGTCCCGCCCGGCGGGCGCGTGCAGGTCAACGGCCAGGAGTTCACCGGCCCCGTCCACGTGGTGCGAAAGGCCGTGCTGAAGGAGATCAGCTTCGTCGACAGCGGCGCCGACCGCGGCTCGTCCGCGAAGGTCGCCGCCGAGAGCAACGAGGAGAAGACCATGAAGACCAACGTCAAGGACGACGACGGCAAGGCTCCCGAGCCGAAGGGCGCGGAGCCGGAGAAGGTGGAAGCGACTGGCGAGGGCACGGACGCCCTCACCGCCACCGATCCCGTCGCGGAGATGCGTGCGAAGGCGGCCGCGGAGACCAAGCGGATCGCCGCGATCGAGAAGATCTGCGACGGCAAGCACGCAGACATCCAGGCCAAGGCCATCGAGGAAGGCTGGGACGCCACGCGCACGGAGCTGGAGGTGCTTCGCGCATCGCGACCGAAGGCGCCCGCCATCCACGACGGTAGCGCTACCGAGGTCACCGGCCAGGTTCTCGAGGCCGCCTGCCTGATGACCGGCGGGATCCGCGGCGATGACCTGCTGCGGACCCATGGCGAGCCGAATGTCGAGGCGGCCGACAAGCGCTACCGCGGCGGAATCGGCCTCCAGGAGCTGCTCCTGGAGGCGGCGTGGGCCAACGGCTACACCGGGCGGACCTTCCGCGACAGCCGGGCCGTGCTGCGGTTCGCCTTCGGGCATCGCATCGAGGCGGCCTTCTCGACGGTGGACATCAGCGGGATCCTGTCCAACGTCTCGAACAAGTTCCTCCTGGAGGGCTTCTTCAGCGTCGAGCGGACCTGGCGGAATATCTGTGCCGTCCGCAACGTCTCCGACTTCAAGACCGTCACGAGCTACCGGCTGATCGGCAAGGACCAGTACGAGCAGGTCGCGCCCGGCGGGGAGCTCAAGCACGGGACGCTGGGGGAGGAGAGCTACACCAACAAGGCCGACACGTACGGCCTGCTGCTCTCCATCGACCGGCGCGACATCATCAACGACGACCTGGGCGCCATCACGACCGTGCCGAGGAAGCTCGGACGGGGCAGCGGCCTGAAGATCAACGACATCTTCTGGACGGTGTTCCTGGCCAACAGCGGCTTCTTCAAGACCGCCAACAAGAACTACATCTCCGGCGCGGACACCGCGCTGTCCATCGACGGTCTGACGAAGGCCGAGGTCACCTTCATGGACCAGGTGGACGGCGACGGTAAGCCGATCGGGATCATGCCGGCGATCCTGCTGGTGCCGACGGCCCTGTCGGCCATCGCGACGCAACTCTACAAGTCGCTGGAGCTGCGCGACACGACCAGCAGCACGAAGTACCCCGTGGCCAACCCGCACCAGGGCAAGTTCCGCGCGGAGGTCAGCCGGTACCTGTCGAACAGCGCCTACACCGGCAACTCGGCGAAGGCGTGGTATCTGCTGGCCGACGCGAACGACCTGCCTGTGATCGAGGTCGCGTTCCTCAACGGCCAGGAGAGCCCCACGATCGAGACGGCCGAGGCGGACTTCAACGTCCTGGGCATCCAGATGCGGGGCTATCACGATTTCGGGGTGGCTCTGCAGGATCCCAAGGGCGGAGTCAAGGCGAAGGGCGAGGCGTGATCGTAGTGCCCGTCCCCTGGAACACTGAGGAGAACTGAGAGATGGCAACGGCAACCTTCATTCACGACGGCAACGCGATCGACTACACGCCCGGCTCCGACGTGGCGGCCGGCGACGTGGTGGTGCAGGGCGAGCTGGTGGGCGTGGCCAAGACGCCCATCGCGGCCAATGCCCTCGGAGCGCTCGCTGTGACGGGTGTGTTCGACTTCCCCAAGGCAACGGGCGGCGGGACGGCCATCGCCGCCGGTGCGAACGTGTACTGGGACGTCGCGGACAGCGAGGCGAAGGAAGACTCCGAGGCCGGCGCGAACAAGCTCATCGGCAAGACGATCGCCGCCGCCGGCGATGACGACGCGACCGTGCGGGTGCGGCTGAACCAGTAGCACCTGCTCTGCGGCGCAGGCACGGAGGCCGGCGTGATGGGTGACCTTCTTCGGCAAGGATGCCAATGGCTGGCGCAGATGCGCGGGGCGCACTGCGCCAGCCAGGTCACCTATCGGCGGGGCGAGACGGAGCTGGCCTTCAATGCCACGTCGGGCAAGCCCGACCGCGACGTCGAGGACCAGTTCGGCGTCCGCGTCGGGGCCACGATGGTCGACTTCCTGATCGCCGCGGCGGACTTCGAGCCGACGTTCGGCGAGCCCGAGGCAGGCGACCAGATCGTCGCGGACGGCCGGGTATACGAGGTGCTCGACCTCACCGGCCAGGGGCACTGGCGATGGAGCGGCGTGCCCGGCAGCACGATGCGGATTCACACGAAGCAGGTAGGCACGGACGCCCCCTGATGTGCAGCGAATCGGACCAGTACGACCGCGTGTGCAAGGGCGAGTTCGCAGCGATCCACACGAAGCTCGACCGGCTGGATGAGGCCGTACGCGGCAACGGCAAGCCGGGCATCCAGCTTCGCCTGGACCGGCTGGAAGCCGCCGAGGCGGTCCGCAGCCGTCTCCTGTGGATCATCGCCGGCGCCGCGGTCGCGTTGGCGTTCAGTGCCCTGTGGCGCCTCGCGATCGGAGCGTAGAGGCACATGGCCACGATAATCGACATCGCGGACGCCGTGGCGGCGACGCTCAACGATCCGGGCGAGCCGGGCTTCTCGCAGTCGTTCACCGCCGAGCGGAAGGCTCTGCCCGCCTTCGAGCTGGCGGACCTGGCCGGTCTGCACGTGACCGTGGTCCCCAAAGGCGTCGAGGTGACGGGCGCATCCCGGAGCCTCTGCCAGCAGGACTACCAGATCGACGTGGGCGTGCAGAAGAAGGTCGGCTCGGAACTGGAAGCCGACGTCGCCGCCCTGTGCGGCCTGGTCGAGGAGATCGCCGCGTTCCTCCGGCGCCGCTCGCCGACGGGTGTCCCGGGCGCCGCTTGGGTCCGCTCGGCTAACGAGCCGGTCTACTCGCCCGAGCACCTGGCTGAGAAGCGACTGTTCACGTCGGTGCTCACGGTGACGTACCGGCTGATGAAGTGAGGTCGCAGTCATGAACAACGTAGTCATGCGGAAAATCACGGTCACGGGCAGCTATCAGCCGCTGGTGTCAGGCAGCCTCGTCGCGTCGGTCACCATCTCCACGCCGCCGACGAACGCCGCCAACGTCTTGTTCAAGGGCGATGACGGTTCCGACGTGCCGTGGGTGCCCGGGGAGTGGCATGAGTTCCGGTCCATCGAGCTGGCCGGCATCCAGGTCAAGGGCACGCCCGGCGACGTGGTGACAGCGGTCGGAGGCACGTGGTAATGGGCTACTGGGGTATCGCAACCGGCGTGATCGGCTCGGCCGAGCTGGCCGATGGCAGCATTGTCGCCATCGACCTGGCGGATGGTGCCGTCACGACGTGCAAGCTGGCCAACGACGCTGTCACCGACATGAAGCTCGCGCCGGAGGCCGTCCAGACGGCCCACGTCGCCGACGGCGCCATCGTCGCGGCCCATATCGGCATGGGCCAGGTCTTCGGCGCGCACATCAGCGACGACCAGATCGGCAACAGCAAGCTCGTCAACGGGTCAATCACCGGCGGCAAGCTCTGCTACGGCGGCGGCTTCAACTTCGCAGGCAAGGTCCGCACCTGTGGGAGCTGCGGATTCGTCATCCCCAATGGCGTCGGATCTTCCGAGGCTGGTGGGCTTCGCTACTGCAGCGCCAGTTCGGTCCTCCAGTACTACAACGGCTCGTGGCAGAGCATCACCGAGAGCGGCTACCAGCTCGGGACCGACTTCTACCTGCCCACCAGCCACGCCTGGAGCCAGGACGGGGAGCTCTGGTGGGACAGCGGCTCCTACCGCCCCGCGTTCTACTGCGGCGGGTCCACCTACTGCCTGTCCACGTACGAGGAGTTCAGCAACCTGTGCAGCACCGTTGATGACGTCTGCTCCTGCGTGGCCGACAACTGCTCGCGCATCGACAGCCTGGAGTCGGCCGGCTTCTACTCCCTCGGAGACGACTTCTACCTGCCGTCGTCTCACGCATGGTCCGATGACGGCGAGCTGTGGTGGGACAGCACCTACTACCGCCCCGCGTTCTACTGTGGCGGCAGCGAGTACGGGGTTCTCAGCAACCCGCTGCCGACCACCGTCCCCGGGAACGACGGTGAGTTGAAGTGGGACGACTGCAACTACCGGCCGCAGTACTGCTGCGGGGGATCGGGCTACGAGCTGTGGGCGCTGTGCACGCCGCTGACCATCCCGACCGCTTACGACGGCAGCAACAACGGGGAGCTGCGGTGGTGCAGCAGCTACAACCGGCTGGAGTTCTACTGCAACGGCTCCTGGTACTACATCAACAGCGACGGCAGCGCGTGACGGGAGGCACGGGAAGACCCCATGAGCAAGCCGAAGTTCTACATCGACCCGACGAAGACACGGGCCATCGTACTGACCTGGCCGGACCGGTCGCTGACGTGGGAGGCGGCGGCGTGGCTGTACAACACGTTCCCGCCGCCGAACGTCATCGCGCTGTGCGTTCGGGGGATCACCGAGGCTCGCAACACCGCGGTCCGCGAGCTGGTGCTCAAGGCCCCAGAGAAGATCACGGACTTCATCTTCATGGACCGCGATATGCGCCCGGGGTTGGCGACGCTACCGTTCCTCCAGGCCGACGGGGACATCGTGGCCTGCGAGTACCCGCTGGCCGACATGCGCGCGTGGGCGGACCCCACCGCCCTGCACATGGGGCTGGTCCGCGTCAAGCGGAAGGTCTTCGAGGCCGTCGAGGCCCCGTGGTTCCTGTTCGAGTACTCGCCCGACGGCGCGCGGCGCGCCAAGTGTGAGTGCGCGTACTTCCGAGACAAGGCCCTGGCCGCGGGGTTCGGCCTGGTCCGCGCCGGCTGGTGCGACCACGACCCGCATGCCGTGGGCGGCAGACACTGAGGAGGCAAGGGAAATGCCCAGACAAGTTACGACCGAGATCATCGACACGCCGGAAGGCAAGCAGCTTCGCATGCGAGAGGTCCGCACGCGGCAGCGGGAGCTTCGTGCCCGCCAGGTCGAGCAGATGATCGCCGGCATGGATCGCCGGATCACGGGCCTTCAGAGGGACCTGGCGAACGTCCAGGCCGAGAGGGACGACCTGGCGGACAAGCTCGCCCAGATGCAGGCGGCGCCCCAGGGCGCCTGATTCGTGTGACAGGCAAGGAGGCCTGAACGATGAGCGACAACTTCACGCTCGGGATGGACTGCAAGCTGTACTACAAGACCACGCCGCTGACGGGTCCGCCCGACGGGACCGGCTGGACCGAGATCGACAACGCCAAGGACGTGAACCTCCAGCAGGAGAACGGCGAGGCGGACATCACCACGCGCGCCAACAACGGCTGGCGGGCCACGGCCGCGACGCTGAAGGAGGCGACCATCGAGTTCGAGATGCTCTGGAAGCCCTCGGACGCCGCCTTCACCGCGATCCTGAACGCCTGGCTGAACGCCTCCGAGATCGCCGTCGCGGCCCTGGATGGTGCGATCGACGAGGCCGGCAACCAGGGGCTGGTGAGCAACTGCATGGTGACGAGCTTCACCCGCAACGAGCCGTTGGAGGAGGCCGTGACGGTGAGTGTCACGCTCAAGCCGTCCAGCTACACCACGTGGTACACGGTGCCGGGGAGCTAAGCCATGCGGAGCTTCAAGGACAACGCCGACCGGACGTGGACAGTCACGCTGAACGTCTACGCCGTCAAGAAGGTCCGCGATTTGCTGGGTGTGGACCTGCTGGACCTCGGCGGCGAGCCCTCGACTTCGGCCGGGCCAGTCGACAAGCCGGACAACGGGCTTCTGTACCGCCTGATCGCCGACCCCGTCCTGCTGGTGGACGTGCTGTACGTCGTCTGCCAGGAGCAGGCCGACGAGGCGAACGTCACGGACGAGCAGTTCGGCCGGGCCATGGCGGGCGACGCAATCGACGGCGCAACGAAGGCCTTCCTGGAGGAGCTGGCGGATTTTACCCCGAGCCCGCGCGACCGCGCGCGGGCCAGAAAGGTGATCGACGCGACGTGGAAGCTGATCGACAGGGCCCAGGACGTCCTGGACGCCAGGGCCGACGCGGAACTGGATCGCGCCGCGGAGGCCGCGTTGTCGGCCCTTGGCAGCTCGTCTGGGAGCTCGCCGGCTTCGTCGGAACCGACCCCGGCCCCCTGACGATCCGCGAGCTGCTGTGGATGGCCGGGGGCCGCAACCGGCGGCTCTGGGACCATTCAGCCACGATCGCAGCCGCGGCGCTCAGCGCGTTCCGGACCAAGATGATCGACCCCGCCAAGCTGCACCCGTACGAGCGCGGCGGAAGGAAGAGCAAAGGCATCCCGCTGACGGCGGGCAACATCGGAATCCTCAAGACGGTCTTCGTGGACGGCCCCGCCAGGAGGGCGGGGCGCAACGGCAAGGAGCAAGGGCCATGAGATGGATCGCATGGGTCGTGTTGGTGCTGGTGGTGCTGACCATGGTCGGCTGCCAGTGGGCAAAGTTCAGCGAGGCGTGGAACGGTCCTCAGGCCGGCGCGAGCAAGGCCACGCTGGCGACGGACGGGCGCTTCCGCTACGTGCCGGTCGGCACCGGCCGCTGGCGGGACGCCGACGGCAAGGAGCACACCGAGACGGTGTACGCCCGCGTCAAGGCGAAGTGAGCAGGCGGCCAGGAACCAAGGAAGGAGACGCAGAGCCATGAAGGCAGGAACGTGGATCATCGCGGTGCTGGTGGTGTCGCTGATGGTGATGACGTGCCCGGCTGCGGACGCCCCCGCGCCGGCGAGGGACGGGAAGGTGGAGGTCACCCCTGCCCGGCCCGACGTGACGTACAAGGCCGACGGCGGAACCTACCGCCGGGAAACGACCGTGATCGCCCCGCCGTGGGGCAGCGACCCGGCCAAGACGGTCTCGGCCATCAAGCCCTTCCAGGCCGAAGGCATCACGCTGCCCGACTTCCGCAGCGACGGAATGGACGTGCGCGGCGGAGGCGGGTCGTTCAGCGGCGGCGGGATGGAGAGCATCCAGGACGTGGTGCGCCGTCGGCCGGTGCTGCTGTGTGTGATCGGCGGTCTGGCGCTGCTGGCGGGAATCGTCGTGGCGATCTGGGCGGGGCGCGTGATGCTCGGCCTGGCCGTGTCGGCCGGGGGTGGCGCGCTGATCGCCGCCGGCGTGCTCTTCGAGGCCTACCCGTGGGTGGTGCTCCTCGCGGCGCTCGTGGCCATCGGCCTGGGCATCTGGTGGGTCGTGGACGCCCGCTTCGCCGGCCGGGCCAAGGTGGCGCTGGCCGCTGTGGTCCGTGGCGTGGAGAAGGCCACCGGCAGCGCGGACGTGAAGGCCGCGATCGGCGACGCCGCGAAGCAGGCCGGCAGGACGAGCGTCGTGAAGGACACGATCTCCCAGGCCAAGCGACAGGCCCGGATCAGTTGACAGGCCCGCAGCGGCCGGGAGCGGTCCCATGCTCGTGGAGACGTACTGGATCGACGTGACGTTCTGGCCATGGGCGCTGTGGCCCCCCTTCGCGTGGCTCTGGCGGTGGATGGGCCACGTGCCACGCTGGACCGTGCGCATCCGTCCGTGCGACCCGCCGCCCGATCGGCGCGAGTAACGCCATGCTGCGGATGAAGACGGTCAGCGTGGAGACGTTCTTCGACCGCAGGAAGGTCATCCGCGCGGCCGACAGGGCCAACCGGCGGAACCTCTCCAAGGCGGGCGCCTTCATCCGCACGGCTGCGAGGCACAGCATCCGCAAGCGCAAGGGCGCATCGCCGCCCGGCTCGCCGCCCAGCTCGCACACGGGACTGCTTCGGCGGTTCATCTTCTTCGGCTACGAGCGCAGTCGGCAGACTGTCGTCGTCGGCCCGATGCGGCTGAACCAGAAGGCCGGGGCAGCCCCCGCAGCCCTTGAACACGGCGGGACATCGGTGGTGGTCGAAGGCACGCGCCGGCGGCGCCGGAAGCGCCCCGTGCGGATTCGGGCGCGCCCCTATATGGGCCCGGCGCTGGCCAAGGAAGCGCCGAAGTTCCCGAAGCTCTGGGCGAATTCGATCAAGTGACGGAAGAGGAGCACTCGCCATGACGGGATCACAGACCTTGACGGAAACCGACCGCGAGCTGGCGCCCAAGCCCGCGGGTTTCACGACCACGACGTTCCGCATCTACCGGGCGCGGGACGGCTGGCGATGGCGCGCTGTTCGCGCCAACGGCCGGATCGTCGCCGACGGCGCGGAGGCCTACACCCGCAAGGCCGGCGCGCGGCGGGCCGTCTGGCGATTCATCGCCGCGATCGACCGCGAGAACATCCGTGTGTCCTACCTGCCTGACCGGCAGGCAGGCGAGGACTGATCCGTGGCCAACACGACGGGCATCAAGGCCGGTCGGGCGTACGTCGAGCTCGGCGTGGGCGACAAGCTCACGGCCGGGCTTAAGCGCGCGCAGGCCCGGCTGAAGGCGTTCGGCGAGGGCGTCACACGCTGGGGCACGCGCATCTTCGCCGTTGGCAGCGCCTTCGCCGCCCCGGCCGTCGTCGCGGCGAAGTCCTTCGCCAGGATGGGCGACCAGGTCGCCAAGATGGCCAAGCGGACCGGCCTGTCCGTCGAGACGCTCTCGGAACTGCGCTTCGTCGCCAGCCAGACCGGCACGGAGTTCGAGTCGCTGGAGATGGCCTTCCGCAAGATGCAGCGGTCCATCTACGACGCCGGACGGGGCTTGTCCACACAGACGGACGCTCTGGCCGACCTGGGGCTGCGGTTCGAGGAGCTGGACGGGCTGTCGCCCGAGCAGCAGTTCAAGCTGCTGGCCGAGGCGATCTCGCGGATCGAGGATCCCACGCGCCGGGCCGGGATCGCGATGACGCTCTTCGGGCGGACGGGCACGAACCTGCTGCCGATGTTCGCCCACGGGGCGGCGGGGATCGAGAAGCTCCAGGCGGAGGCCCGCCGGCTCGGGCTGACGATGAGCGGGAAGGACGCCAAGGCGGCCGAGGACCTCACCGATGCCTTCGACAAGCTGTGGAAGGTCGTCAAGATGGTGGTCTTCCAGGTCGGCGCGGCCCTCGGGCCCGCGTTGACGGAGATCGGCGAGCGAATGGCAGCGTGGGCGTCGTCGGCAATCTCCTGGATCAGCCAGAACCGCGGCCTGATCGTTTCGCTGGCGAAGCTCGCCGCTGGGATCGTGGCGGCCGGTGCGGCGCTGATCGCGGTCGGCAAGGCCGTGACGCTGTTCTCCAGCCTGATCGGCGTGGCCGCGACGGTCCTGGGGGCGCTGCTGTCGCCCATCGGCATGGTGGTCACCGCCGTCGGGGCGCTGGGCGCGTACCTGCTGACGTCGACGCAGGTCGGGGGAAAGGCCCTCGACTGGCTCGGCGGGAAGTTCGCCACACTGAAGGAGGACGCCCTGGCGGCCTACCAGGGCATTGGCGACGCGCTCGCCGCCGGCGACCTCGGCCTGGCCGCGAGGATTCTGTGGCTGACACTCAAGGTCCAATGGAAGCGCGGCGTGCACGCCCTGCTCGATGTGTGGCTGGGCTTCAAGCACGGCTTCCTCAAGCTCGTCTACGGCACGTGGTACGGGGCGCTGGCCCTGGGAGAGCTGATCTGGCACGGCCTGGAGATCGGCTGGATCGAGACGACCAGCTTCCTGTCGAAGACGTGGAGCCGCTTCGTGGGCTTCTTCAAGCGGACTTGGCACCAGATGTCGGCCGCGGCGCAGAAGGCCTGGACGTGGATCAAGAGCCTCTTCGACGACTCGGTGGACGTCGAGGCCGAGTACGCGCGTATCGACCAGGCCAAGGCCGACGCGATCGCCCGGATCGAAGACGACCAGGCCCGGGCCATCGCCCAACGGGAGCAGGAACGTCGGCGGAAGCGCGAGGCCGAAGAACGCCGTCACCAGGCCCGTATGCTGGAGATCGGCCAGGCCCACCAGCGCAAGCGCGACGAGATGGCCGACGAGTACCGCGACCGGATGAAGGGCGCGGAAGATGAGCTCGCACGGGCCCGAGAGGAGTGGAAGGCCGCGCTGGCGGAGGCCCGCAAGAAGCGCCAGGCCAGGGAAGCCGAGGCAGGCCCCGACAGGATGCCGGGCCCGGACGACATCCTGAATCGCATCCAGGCCGCCGCGGGCAGCCTCGGCGAGCAGCTCAAGACCTCCGTGCGGGGCACGTTCAACGCCGCGGCTGGCCTGTTTGGCTTCGGCGCCGGCTCGACGATGGAACGCACCGCCGTCGCCGCCGAGCAGACCGCCAAGAACACCCGCGATATGAAGCGCCTGCTCGAGGACGCGGGTGCCGAGTTCGAGTAGGAGGGGAGGCAAGGATGCCCATCACCGTCGAGGAGAAGTACCTCAGCCGCCCGACGAAGGACAGCGGCCAGGGCGAAGGCACGGAAGAGCTGCTGTCCGTCGAGCTGCACTACCTCGTCAAGGGGACGGACAACGAGCTCCTGGCCGCGCAGGCGGTGCGCACTACGGCACCCGCGACGCACAACGGACTGGATCGCGGCGAGATCGCGCTCGAGCCCATCGGCCCGACGCAGTGGGAAGCGACGGTCCAGTACATCCCGCCCGACTCCCAGGAGATGCAGCCGGGCGACTCGTCCTACAGCTTCGACACCGGCGGGGGCACGCAGCACATCACCCACAGCAAGCAGACCGTGGGCAGCTACGCCCCGCCGGGCAAGACGGCCCCCGACTTCGACGGCGCGATCGGCGTGACGCAGGACAGCGTGGAGGGCGTGGACATCACCGTGCCCGTCTACCGATTCTCGGAGACGCACATCAAGACCGACGCCCAGGTCACATCCGCCTACAAGGGCACGTTGTTCGGCCTGACCGGTAAGACCAACAATGGCAGCTTCAAGGGCTTTGCTGCCGGCGAGGTGCTGTTCCTGGGCGCTTCGGGCTCGAAGCGGGCAGACGGCGACTGGGAAATCACGTTCAACTTTGCCGCCAGCCCAAACAAGACGGGCTTGACGGTCGGCAGCATCACCGGCATTGCCAAGAAGGGCTGGGAGTACCTCTGGGTCCGTTACGCCGACGAAGTGGACGCCGGGGCGAAGATGCTGGTGAAGAAGCCCGTCGGCGCCTACGTCGAGAAGGTCTACGACGAGGGCGGCTTCAGCGGCCTGGGGATCTGACGATGGCGACCGGCGACGCGCTCAAGAAGGTCCGCCCCGGCGACCGGCTCAGGATCCCGGCCAAGGCGTACAACGCCTTCGTGGAGGTCGCCGCGGCCCACCGTGCCGGCCAGTCGAGTCTGGACCGGACCTTCCAGCGCGGCCATGCCTGGCAGTCCGGCATCGTGCCTGTCCGCAACGACACAGGCGCCGATCGGGACCGTTTGTCCGTCCTGGCCATCGACGGGCCGGTCTTCGCGCCCGACAACGGCGGCGGGGCAGCCGACGAGGCTTTCATCCGCCGCGTCGTGCTCAAGGGCACCACGCCGTCGCGGCCGTCGGACGTCGGCTGGTTCGTCATCACGCTCGAGCCCATCGGCGCCGGCAAGATCGGCCGGGCCTGCGTCTCGGGCGTCTGCCCAGCGCTGGTGAAGTACGAGGAAGACTGGCACTACTTCGCCGACATCACCGACGGCGACAGCGGGAAGTTGACCTCCGGCGAACGGGGTGCCGCTGAGCTGCTGTGGGTCTCCGACTCGGCCGGGGGCAGCAGCGCCATCCTCGCCGTCGTGCGCCTGGCCAACTACCCGCCGTCGCTGCACTGGGCGAAGGTGTCTTCCGACTGGTCGAGCGGCAACACGATCGACGCCAACCCGTGCAACGATGACGGCAGTGACGTGGACACGAGCATCGACCTCACGCTCTACGCCGTCTCGGACACCGACCACGACTGTGACTACGTCTACGCAAAGGAAGACGACGTGGTCGCCTACGTCCCCTGGGGGGAGGACAAGGGCGTCCTGGTGAACATCATCCATGGCGGCCTGTTCGAGTACGCGAAAGACCTGAGCCCGCAACCGCCTACCGACGATGACGACACGCACTACACGGACACCTGGGACCGGGACGATGACGACGACAACAACCTGGGCCTCACCCTTTACATCCAGACCCGGGAATACATGGACCCGGACACCTACCACTGGATCGCCGTCATGCGCAAGGTCCAAATCGACAGCCTCGGCTGCTGGCGGCACGTAGGTCCCGAGCACCACGTCACTATCTCCAGCTAGCCCGCCAACCGCCCAAGCCCTGGCGGAAGTGTACACGAACCTGGAATGGTACTTCCGGCAGTACGCTTCCGGAGACGGCTTCCAGGACTTCGGCGACGGCTGGACGGAGGGCGTGGCGAACCTCTGGCGCACCGACACCGCCGTCTGCCTGGGCTCGTATACCTACAGCGGCGGCCAGTTCCTCAACGGCACGATCACCGACCCGACCCCGTACCCTCCCGGCGACCAAGTCGTGGGCTACGGCGCCAACGAAGGCTTCGGCGGCAACTACGTCGTCGCCTGGTTCGACTGCGAGTACCCATGA